TTTTTTTTTCTTAAAAAATTGATAACTTTCGTTTTGCCACCGTTACGAATAGAGGATTCATAAGCACGAATACGTTGTTCAAGAGTTCGCTTAGTTTGACCAACATAGACAATTTGTTCTTGAATTTTAATACCGTAGATTAACATCAATCATCCCACACATTTGAGAAATCAATCGTTCCCTTGCTGTATGAATCAACGCGAGATGCAAAAAAGTCTGAATGGGAAACGCCAGCACTGAGAACATCGAACCACGACATGCGGTCAAGTGCCTCCTTGTCAATTCGTTTCCATAACTTTTTTAGGCCGAGATCGTTTAACTTCGTGTTCGTACGAAAACGGATGAAATTTTTCATATCGCTTGCATTGATACCTTCAACGTCACCGAACTCGAACGCTTTGTCAATGAAATTATCTTCGAGTTCAACAGTTAAACGTGCCGCATCGTACAATTCTTCTTTCAATTCGTCCGTCATTAGATCGGGATTTTCAGACACGAGCGTGTTAAACAACCAAATTCCGGCCTCGGAATGTAAACTTTCATCCTTGATAGAAAATGCGATGATTTGACCCACACCCTTCATTTTATTGAAACGTGAAAAATTCAACAGGATTGCAAAACTTGAAAAAAGCGAGACTCCTTCGTTGAAAGCTGAAAATATCGCGAGACTTTTTGCAATGTCTACCTTCGATTTTCCTTTGACGTTGATCAATCGATCAATTTTCGCTTTTGCGGTCGGTTCATGCAAAAATGCATCAAAATCTTCCAATCCAAGTGATTGGTTCAAATATGCATAGGAAACAGCGTGGACTGATTCCATGTTCGCAAAACATGCAGACATCATTTGGATCTCGGGGTGTTTAAACCAGCGTAGTACTTTCGCTGCCCAGTAATCTTGAATGAATACTTCGCTTTGTACGAAACCTTTTAGAACATGTCCAACAACGTTACGTTCCGTGTCGTTTAAGATCATTTTGAAATCATTGATATCACTGGCCATTGAAATTTCTTTATGAATCCAGTGTGAACTTTGTTGTTTTTCCCAAAATTCATACGCTTTTTCATAAACAAAGGGTGCGTATGTTTGACGTGCAATAGTGATGCTCATGAGTCTAATACCTATGTCCAAAAGGTAACGAATTCAATCATTTTGTGAACAATGAAGCCGTTACACTTGAACTATTACCCTTGATCTTTTTTCACAAGATTCGAGTTTTTAAGTTCATTCCAGCGTGATTTCAAATGATCTTTCATCTTTTCTTTATCATCACCAATGAACTCTTGCATGTCGGATGGACCGGAGGTGATGGTGAACTGGCTACGAGCGGTGTTGATGTTGATGGGATACAAGATTCCATCCTTGCCAGCTCGATTCTTTGCAATGTACAAGCGGCCCTGACCGTTCGCTTTCTCGTAAGACTTTCTGGAGATTGACACGATGAAATCAGCGACCATCGCCTTACCGTATGCTTCTGACATGTTTGACATGTCAACGACATCGCTGTTAGCACCGTCCTTGTTCGACTGACTCGCGGTCCAAACAACGACGTTCATCTCCATCGCGAATGCTCTTAGCTCTTCGTATGCAAGTTTCAATTCATGTCTTAGGGAATCGAACTTACGTGTTGAACGCATGATGTCAGCGTAATCGATGATCACCATCGCCGGTCGAATGTTCTTTTGGATCACCAACCTTTCGAGGTGGCTCTTTAACGTGTAGATTGTGGGCATGTTCGGCGGATACGATTTGATCACTAGCTTGCCAAGCGTCGTATCCTTCAACCTCGATGTCACCTTTTCCTTGTTGTCAATGATCTCGTTCGAATCGATGTCACAGAGGTACGAATCGTAACGAGTACCGACAGCGGTCTCAGAAAGTTCGAGAGTGTAGTGGACAACATCGAAGCCTTGCTTCAGTGCGTTCGCACCCAATGCGACCAACAAATGTGACTTACCCACGCCAGTATTGGCAAGCACAACATTGAGTTCACCCTTTCCAGCCCCACCCTGGAGGATCTCCTTCTTGTCAAGCTCTGAGAGACCCGTGGGTATCACTTCACGCTTGGTTGTAATGAACCTTGCTTCAACGTCCTCGAAAAAATCATGACCGACGCTCGGTGCCGTACCAACCATCACAGCCTTCTTGATGATCTCAACGATCTGTTCGTAGTTACCGTCGTTCGATGCGATGCAATCGACCGCCTGCCCCATCGCGAACTTCAGAGCTTGTTTTCTGCAAAAATCAAGGCTTTTTTTCCTTGATGAACTCGATGTCACCAGGGTTGGGATTGGCTTTCATCTTGACGAGGTAGGAAACGACCTGTTCCTTCAACATCAAATCGCTGCCTTTCTTGAGTTCATCACCAATGATCGTCACAAGCATTTGAATGCTGGGAAATGACTTGTACTTCTTCCAGAACTCGAAATACCTCGATGCCAAAAATTGCAGGTATTTTTGATCAAAATAAGCAGGATCGAACACTTCGAGAATCTGCTCAGCCCAGACCTTGTCAACCATGAGAGCCTGAACGCAACCCTCTTGAAAAGCCTTACCGTATTGTCCTAGTGAGTTGGTAGTATCTGTCATTTTCTTAAGATTTTCCACTGAAATTCGACATCATTGGTCATCAATTGCATGTCATTTACCTTGAGAATTTTCGGTAATGGTCCAAGACAATCTTTTCCCGAATTGAGAATGATCATTTGTTTAGAGTTTATTCCGACTACAAGTACGAGCCGTCCAGTTGTGTTGGGGGAAATTCCGACCAAACAATCGTTCGGTCGAAGTTCATTGAACTTCATTTCGTCCTTTGAATACCGTTGAATCCATAAAGCAACTCGTTCACATTGATGTCGTTCAAGCCCTCGTTGATGAGGAGCTTGGCGAGTGACATCTTATCCACCTTCGGCGTCCAGGTTTCAATCACTCGATCAATTCTTTCGGCTTGATTCGGTGCGATCATGTTACCGTTCAGGAACACGAGTTGCCAGTTTCGACGTGCATCGTTCTCGAAGTCAAGAACCCTTTTGAAGTTCTTGTTTTCAGCGATATGCGTTCTGCAATAGTTGAAGATGTCATCAAGAGACACGTCCTGTTCGAGCCCCAGCAACGGAAAATGCTTGATAAGCGTCTTGAATCCCATTCTCTCAAGACCGGGAACGTTATCACCTTCATCACCGCACAACGCCTTAGCGACGGCAAAGTTATTTGCTGAGATCCTGAATTGCTTAATGACCTCTGATTTATCGATCGTACGTTTCGTGTAAAGGTTGTAGATCTTCGTGTTGTCGTTCAAGAGTTGGTAAAAATCCTTGTCACTTGAAACGATGATCTTGTTCTCGTTCTTTAGATGCCTTTCGCAAAGGTACGCGATGAGATCATCAGCTTCAGCATTCTCAGCGTAAAGTTGACAAACCGGAAAGTACTTTAGAGCCTGTAACAACAGGAACGTTTGCTTTTGGATGTTATCATCAGTCGTTGGGATGTCATCTTCGTAGAAACGATTCAATTTTTGAGGCTTACGCTTCAGCTTGTATTCGGGGAAGAGTTGACGTCGTCTTGAGCTCCCGCCACCTTCCCAAGCCATGTAGACGCTTTTCGCACCCGTCTCACCGATGATTCGTTTCAGAGACTTGAGAGTTCCAATGAATCCTCCCATTGGATCACCATTTGAACTGATCTGAGGATAGGCGGCAATGTTTCTTAAGAAGATATTTGCGACATCTACCAAAAGTACGGGTCGAGTTGTATTCATGAGGTGAACCAATTTTGATGAACGGGATGCAATGATGCACACGGAACCCATCTCACGCTACCTTTACACAAGGTGATGTAACCAAATGTTTTATGTTGATTTGTGGCGGATCCCAGCAAAATATGTAACGACCGTGAAGGAATTGAAAATCCAAAATTCCCCATTACAGTTTCAATCTTCCCATCACCCCTGTCGATGAAATTCCATGCATACTTCATTTCATACATGTTGTACGCAAGACGGTTCATTTTTTTATTGAAGTAAATCACTGACCCGTCGATCCAAATCCACCAGATCCTCTCAACGAATCGTTCAATTCAGGTACTTCCGTGGAAATTGCACGTGTGACGGGTGCGATCACCATTTGAGCGATGCGTTCTCCGGCATCGAATTCCAATTGCGTGTCGCTTGTGTTGTGTAGGATCACGCACATTTCGCCGCGAAAATCTTCATCGACCGTGCCAGGGCTGTTCTGAACCACGACACCGTGCTTCAATGCAAGTCCCGATCTCGATCTGACCTGAGCTTCGTGATTTGGGGGGAGCTCGATTGCGAATCCCAATTTCACCAACAACGTTGAATGTGCGGGTAACCTAAAATCGTACGGCGTCGATAGATCGCAACCCGCTGATCCTGGTGTCGAGTACGTTGGAATCGTTGCGTTCTCGTTCAATCGCTTGAACTTAATGTTGACAGGCAATTTTACTTCGTATGTTGGATACAAGAGTTGCATCGAATAAGGCCCATTGGGATCACTTTCAAGTGGCCAAGTTACTGAATTCTTCACGGTGGTGTCTTGAATGTGCTTGTGAATGACGTCAATTTGTTCATCAATTTTATGGAATGACGGAGGTTCTTGTAGAACTTCAATTGCAGTTCTGTTACCTGTGAATAGTTCACTGAATTTCTTTTTCATTTCTTACATTCTTTCCAATTGGTACAAACATTCTTCCACATAGCACAAGCTGGCCCGCCCATCGGGTCGACCGTGCGTCTCAATTGCCCGTATCGCCCACAATCTTCGCATCGACCGACCATCGATGCTCGATCACGTTCGAGGATGTAACCAAAAGGCCACAGTAGGTAGTCCCAGATTTTCTTAAACATCGTTCTCATCACATTTTCCACCAATACAGAAATCGTAATCAGGATGACCTCTTTTACCACGAGGGTTAGTTTTATGCCATTCACAAATGTTGCTAGTATCTTTATAGATGTTTTTAAAATCGGTCCAGATAATCTGTACGAATCTCATCATGCAGATGGTGAGTGCAACAATCATTACCAATAATAAACTCGCACCCATGTACAATGATTTCAGTAATAGTGCGGCAATACCAGATACAAACATGCTACAACCTGACAAGATGAACGTCTTATCGTGCATTAATTTACACATCGTTCTCATCTTCTGAAGAAACGGGTGAAGAACCATCGAGCTTTGTTACGAGCACTTCATCGATCATTTCAAGCACGTGTTCACGGTATTCGGGATCATTCAATACCTTTTCAGCAAACGCTGCTTTGTAGAACTTGATGTCCTTGATCACAGTTCCCGACGCATCCACTACCTTGAACGTCTTCCATGCCCCACCCCCGTCAATGGAGTACTTCGTTCCATTCCTTTCGACGTGACCCCCAGATGCCTTCGTGGCATCGAATAAGGTATCATACAACGCTTCGTTCTCGTTCAAACCACGACCGAACAGGATTTCCAGAGACATCTTCTTGAAAGGCGGGCCGACCTTGTTCTTCTTGATCGTAATGTTGACCTTGCTTCCAACGACGTTGTTCGAAGCATCCTTGAGTGGGGTACCACCAGTCAGTGCAATTCGAACCGAAGCAGCGAACGGAATCGCCTTCCCACCCGGCACGGTCGTCGGATCGTTGTACGGACCAGCGTTGATGTTCGTACGAGTTTGATTGAGGCACAGGAAGATGACGTTGTTTCGACCGATCACACCGGTGATCTTTCGCATTCCCTTTGAGATCACACGAGCCTGCAAACCCATTGTTTGTTGTTCGTACGTTCCTTCGAGTTCCATTTTTGGAGATGTTTGAGCAACGGAGTCCCAAACGATGAGGATGGGAACGTCCTTGATCATCTCCTTCGCTTTCATGATCGTAGATTCAGCGATCTGGAATACCTCCTCAGTTTCGTGAGTGTCGATATATACGAAGCGTTTACTGACATCGATACCCATGGCACCCAGTTTCTCTACCGGGACTGCGTTTTCGGTGTCGATGTAGACAACGACACCACCTCGTTCTTGGACTGACCTGGCGATAGCAAAGGCCAAATGAGATTTTCCCGTCGAAGGTTCTCCATAAATTTCTATCACTCTGCCTTCGGGGATGCCACCATTTTTACGATTAGCAATGGCGTAATCAAGCAGTATTGACCGAGTAGAAATCCACCTCTTAACGTGAGTCGGTGAGTCAGTGGTCGCAAGGTTGTATGCAACCTTCGTCTGAAATTCCTTGTTCAGTGATTTAATGAGCTCTTCGCTAAAATCAAGTCCTTCAACGTCTGAAGGGAGTTCTGACTCTTCTTTTCTTTTTGCCATTCCTTGAATTCCTTATCTGTGATTCTAACCAATTGCTTGTTGTTTGTTTTAAACCAAGCATTCTGTTGAAGATCTCGTTTAAACGTTCCTTCAATCAGTACATCTCTTGGGTTTTTGAACAATCGAATTTCTTCAATCAGTCTGTCTAATCCATGCCAATAAATGCCATCGAATTGAACGTACATGTCAATGTCCTTGATGTAAAAATCTATCGCCCAACCATTCATTATCACCTGTCGATCAATATTTTGAAACTCTTCAACAAGAATCGTAAAAAACGTGTCTTCGATCTTTGATCTTTCATACGATCCATTCAATTTACGAGTTTGATGTTCTCGAGTTTTTGCAAGTTTCCAATCGTACTTTGATTTGATTTCGGGGCTATGCATCGGTGATTCAACGCCATGGTTTTTCATCAATGTTTCACGACATTTAAGTTTAATCGAACTTGAAGCGAAAGGATTTTCAGCACCGTATCGTTTGATACAAGTTTGTTTTGCTTTGTTTCTAGATTTTTCAGAAATAGATGCTTGTATACCGCGTTCATGTACATCATGAAGCTTAAAAACGTTATCAACTCCAAAACGCTCTAAGCAAGTTTTCTTGCCTTTTTGTTTAACGTTATCATTTTGTGAGGATACTTCACAACCATACAATTTCATGTTCGTAGCACGACGATTTACATTAGCACGATTCCTGCAACAATGACCATCAAATACGTACTTGGGATTTGAGTCAAATTCTCCGAAATCTTTATCAATGAATTTTGCCGGAGACGTTACGAACGTATACGATTCATCAATCATCGTAATTGTGTCACCATGAATATCACGAATTCGTCGTTTAACTTCTTCTAGTGATACTCGTTTCGTCATTAGTCATTCGTTTGTCGTTTGCAGTATTTGTTGCTCGATCAATTCTTCAACGAGTTTCATTACTTCTTGAAGGGATTACGACGAACAAAAAATTCTTCAGCGGCCTTCATGATATGACCTGAAACCATGTGAAAATGTTTGTTGTTTAACGCGTCGTTGTTCTTTTTCAAATCATTGATATCTGGGCCAGCATTCGCTTTGAAGCGGTAAGCCTGATTAAGCTCGGGGAGATCATGAGATTTTACGCCACCCGTTAACGTGACGCTTCTCATCTTTTTAAGTGGAATATGTTCAACATCGTCTCGTTCGTAATACTTTGAAAACATCTTGGTTGCATCATTTGAAACAAGATCTCGATCAGGCATCAGCCCCATTTGCCCCGTTAGTTTCATAGCAACATCCCAAATGAACGGACCCCACCCCTTTATCGCCGCCATCCACAATGCTTCGTAATGTTCACCATTCAACTCAGCATACAAAACACCAATGATATGTTTTTGCATCATGTCTATGACTAATCATGTCTATGACTAGAGGTCGATTTTTGTCCACTAAGGAAGATGAACCGTTTGACATTTGAATCGCTTTTTCTATGTCGTCATCAACACCCTTCGTGTTGTACAAAATTACGTGTATTTTCTTAGGTGAAGAAAATGAATACAATGCAAGATTTTGTTGAACTGCGTTACCAGAATCAAAAGCCGCCTCTTGAATCAATGAACGAATAAATTTTCGTAACACATTCATCATATTATTTTGAAACGTAAACTGCGATAATTTTCTTGTTGAACGTGTGTTCCTTGAACATGTGTTCTTCGTAACAATACCACGTGCAGGTGTATCTGATGGATTCACCTTTTTGTGATGATTTTTCATCGACGACCATCACGGGCCCGCCACCCTTCAATTTTACCAGATCACCGATTTTCATTTGAAATTCCCACGTTGTTCAAGCATCCCATTTCACGGTCAAGTTCAGCTTGCAGGAACTTGATTCTAGCTCTCCTGACCTCGTCAATCTTGTGATTAGGAAGGAATCCGACAGATACGAGGTATTCATGAACTTCAGGTTCGTTACAAGCGTACTTATGAAGCAAAACAATCGCCCTGTAACGTTCGCTGTCGTTCTTGTTAACTCGTTTGCATGTTTCAGAACGTTCATCTGGAACGAGATGCAATGTGGGAGGATCCTGCAAAACTTCCACCGCGGTTCGTTCACCAACGTTCAAATTGATCCAATGCATGCTGTCGGATTCCGTTCCCATCATTCTCAGCTTTCCATCAGATCTTTGAACGCTGCGTCAAGATCATCCGTCGCTGGGGAATCCTCATCATCAACGACAACGGGTTCCTTCTTCGCCGCCTTCGCTACAGCAACCGGCTTCTCAACCTTCTTCGCAGCGGATTTCTTTTCTTCCTTCACTTCAGCGACGAGATCATCGAGCTCATCGAGTGAACTCTTTGATTCAACGGCCTCCTTGACGGTTCCGACTGAAGGTGTTGCCGCAGCCTGTCCTGCCGTTCCAAGCCATGCATCCAGATCCTTCGAAATGAGGTCATAATCCTTCACCTGCCAAACCTTAGATAGGTCTGGAATTGAAGCAAGGATCGTCTTGACCTTTTCCGGATCGGAATTCAAAGGACATCGACCGTCCAACGCTGCAAGTTCGATGCTAACGTCAAGGAATTCCTTGTTCTTCACTTGGGTGACCTTCACATCGAGGTTGAACCCATTAAAGGGATCGAAGTAATCACCAACCTTCTCGTTCATGAAGTACCCGAGTAGCTTCTGGTAGATTCCAGATCCGAACGAGTAAACCAACACCTTTTCGGGGTCAGCATCATGACCCTCGAGAACTACGATCGGAGCATAGGAACGCATCTTCGGAAAGAGCTTCTTTGCTTGTTCCTTGTCACGAGGCGTGCCGCTTGAAAACAACTTCATGCGAAGTTCCTTGATCGGATCAGGATTACCGAATTGATCGGGAGCAAGAAGGGCGGAACGACCAATTCCATAATAAAACCAGCGTTCTTCAAAAACTTCCCCCTCTTTGCAAACCCCGTCGGGCCAATGCATGCATCGAATCTTGTACTCACCAACAGCCGGTTTCCAAAACTGAATGTTCGAACTATTCTCTCGTTTGTTGTCACCATTCAGTTGAGCGATCTTCGCCTTAATTGCCGCTAGATTAATTCCCATTTTCTTCTTCCTTGCCTTTTCTTAAAAGTGACCAAAATTTTTCATTCTTGTAGTCGTCACCAATTATACGTACAAGATTCATTCCTCGTTCATTGAACCAAATTTTTTGCTTGATATCAATCAACATTTTATAGTGTATCGTTCGATCTTGCTTTGTCTTGAACTCAGCAACCTCGATCAAATCTCTTAATTTCCCATTTACATCGTATCCATGCCAGTAACTGTCGTATTGAAAATACGTATCAATTGATTCAACGTAGAAATCAATTGACCAAACTTTATTCATCACAATTTGACGTTTAACATTGTCATTTCCAAAAATTTTACAAAGTTTTGAATGAACCTCATCTTCAATTCTTGATTTTCCGTAGGTTCCGTTTGTCTTCATGTTTTCATGACGACGTTGTGAAGCTAAATCATAATCGATTTTTGCTTGAATTTTTGCACTTTGCATCGGCCAGTCAACACCAAGATTTTCATTGTTAGTTTTCTTTGATTTTTCAAGAAATTCGGGGCAACCCATGAATCGATCCACGCCGAATAGCTCCTGATTCGTCATCATGATCTTTTCTTGAACTTGAATCGATTTAAACGGATGATCAACGCCGTATCGTTCAATCGAAGTCTTCTTCACTTTTCAAGATGATCGGGTAATTGTGAAACGTTTTTAACACCTTTTCGTTCAAGATAATTTCTTAGAGGTGCAAAATGATCTTTCGTCGCATTGATTAATTCACGCTGAACCGTTCCTGCCGAAAGTGGCGATTTAGCTCCGTGGTTTTTAATACATGATCGTTCAATTGAGGCTCTTAGTTTTCCACCATTCTTGAATTCCTTTAAAAAACATTCACGTTTACAAAATGAAGTTTCTTATGACGATAAGAATACCTTTCACACTCATGTACAGTACCACAATCATCATTGTCACACACGAGAATCAACACATGTTTTTTTCTCTCGTTTGATGATTTCTTTAACCGACATTACCTTCAAATCGTATTAACAGATCGAGCACATGTTTCATGTTAATCGGCGGTTGGCTCAATTGCTTGAAACGTTTTTTTCTCCTCGGGTGACATCATTCCAGCCGTCATCTTGTACCAAGGAGAGTTCGGTGCGTCTTTCTTGATCGCATTTACGATCTCATTTTCAATGTCGGGATTGATTGTAGATTCGCGTCCTTCGTCATTCAACGGGGCATTCAAAGCGTCTGAAATTGTATCATGACCATCATCAACTTCATCGTAAACTTTGAAATTCGTTTTCTTCGTTGACTTCCCGTCGAAAGTCTTGTCAACGAATAGAATCGGTAACTCAACAATGATCTTTCTTCCATTCGAACGATCCACGACAAGGTAAAGGACGGATGATTTACTATGATCTCGCCAGTGCGAATCTTTATGAGCCATTGAAATGCACCATTTCGTACCTGACCCATACATAATGCACGCTTGCCGCGTATCGATCCTGTACACTGAAAAATTACCGATCGTGGTGATCAATGGTGCACCCCGTTGCTTCGTCTTTTGCTTGATTGAATTCTTTGTAGGTGAGATTTTCAATGCTTCTTTTCGAAGATCTTCAATATCTTTATACGAATTGATATCCTTACTTGAAAATGCATCTGGACGATCATGAAATGCTTTTGTCAACATGTACAATTGATGTTCGGAAGATTTGTTTCCGAACATCTGTTTCGCCATCCAACGCAGATACTTGTTCTTTCCGGAGGGGTCATTTTTTGAAAGTCTGTCGATGATATCGATTGAAGCCATTTCATCTTCGTACTTTTTTTTCACATCGTCAACGATGCCCTCAACAACCAACAAACGAATGCATTCACGTAGCAACATAGTAGAACTTTCTAATAACTTTTCTCGTTCCACCGTAATCGTACAACACGACACGCCCGTCACGAGTCTTACCAAAATGGTCGGAATCGAATTCACCTGGATGCAAATCTTCACGATCAACGAGATCACGAATTCCTTCGATGAATTCTGAAAATGCTTCAACATCTTGAGGCTCGTAATCCATCAATTCGTCGATTCCCTCGTCGTACTTTGTGATTCGTTTGATCAAAATTTCGATGTCAACTAATGATCTAGAAATCATTCCCTTTTCAGGCGGTTCGCTAATTTTTAGTGCTCTCGCCATTTGTGTATCACCATCGAATTGATGAACTAAATCAGAAATGATCCATTTGAAAATAGGATCAGAATCGTACACCTTGACAACGACGTTCTTCAAACGAGGATTCTTGCTTACTTCGACCTCGGCTTGATTTTGAGCCATTCCAGCCCCCGCATCACCTGATATCGTGTGACTTTTCATCTTCGCAATTTTCAACACCTTGATCGAGCTCAACAAGTAAACGTTTCTTGAGCTTCCCCATCCAAGAACCTTTAAACGTGAATCTGCGTAGTCATTACATTCTTGCAACGTCGAAAGATTCTTGAACTCGTTCATTTTGAACTTCAACGTCTTTTTATCACCCGAATCGCTTCTGATTCGTTCGCTTAGGATGCGACGAATCAACCAACGTACATCGTTCAACGTTGACATTACTTCTTCGGCTTTCTCTTCTTTTTGACGGACGGGATTCCCATCTGCCCGGAATAACCTGCAATGCTTCCGCCGCCGCAGGAAGAGAATTCATCAAGGGCATGATCATCTTTACGATCATCGATCTTGCGGTCAATCGTATCATCGTCCTCGGCCGCATCCTTCGGACTCATCAATTGCGTCGGAATCCGTGGATCCGTTTGACCTTCGACTAGAGCACGAACGAACCTACGAAGCAACGTTTTGTTCATGAACTAAATATGTTCACAGAACAACGTTGATTATTTTTTACCACGCGTCGTCTTTTGAACCTTCAAGCAACCATATTCCCAGAAGGAAAAGTATTGTAAACACGCCAAGAATAGAACCAAAGATCTTCAACCCCTCAAGGAGGTTCGCAACTGACCAGAATTCAGTGATCACTTGTCCTCCACGACCTTGATTCTTACACGTGGCATGTAACGGGGCGCATCTACGCAAAATTCAACCTCAACGACCGTGCAATGCTTGTGCATCTTCTTGTTGTTCACGAAGATCTTGTAACCCACTCGTGGCACATGTTCAAGCTTGTTGTTGACGTTCCAGTAGTTGCTCCAGTTACCTACGCACCAAATCTCAGTAAGAATATGGTGTTTCCGAGGGCTGGTTCGTGCAATGATGACGATCATTGCAATGAACATGATCACCAACGCGACATTTGCAATCACTTCGAATTCCTTTCAACGATTCGAAACACATGTTGCAACGGAAACTTTTGAACCTCACCATCATCGAGAAGAACGCAAAAAAGATCACCTTTTTGATACGTGTTCACCACGAATTCATGAATGATAGGTTGCGACTGCGTATAAAGATGAATCGTTACTGTCACTTCTCGTTCTCCTTTTCTTGAAGCATTGACAAATAATCAGCGGTATGAACTATCGTCGCCAGCAACGGTTCCTTCGTCTTGTAAGGTTTATTTTCATCGGTATACTGCCCATCGGCGCACCTTAAAGAACAGTATTCAGAATGTGAAAGAACCAAACCAAATTTTTGACATAGCCATAATGTACGATCAGGTGATGCTAAAAACGGGATCTTATCATTGATCTTATAAAGCTCACCTAGCTTTTCTTTGTGCCACTCACTCTCATTGGGAAGATAGTAAGGAATCAATGTTCCGTCATCGTTAACGTGACAAGTCTTACCAAGATCATGAAATAAGCACCCGATGATTAGACTTTCATCAGGAACATCATAATTGAATGTCTTTTTTAGTTTTAATGCGTTGCGAAGCACTCTCAAACTATGATCACATAATCCTCCGACGCAACACATGTGATAGTGTTTTCTGCTTGAAGCAGGTGCGGTTGCAAGCACTTCACTGATCGTTTCAACGAGTTTCTTTGCAACCTCACTTCGATCACCAAGCTTGTCCAGGAACGAGCAGTACATGTTCCAGTTCTTTTCAATCTGTTCGGGCGTCAATTCACTCATACGAATTAAACCCTACACAATGTCGTTCAAAAGTTCATATTTATGGACGTGATGAAAAACGACCACTTGCTTAAAAATTTCATCAGAAGTACTTTGATCGAAGCTGCGGTATCAATCGATCAAGCAAGTGGTCGTCTATTGGCGTTGAACGTTCTTGATCATGAGAAACAAACGACGTACGTGTTGTACGACCCATCGTTGATCATTTCGTACGATGAAAATGATCTGTCATCGCTGCTTGATAAATCAATCGTAGCAACAATTTCCGTCAGAGATCCTAAAAAAGGTAACGCTTGGGGAGCTCGTGAGGTCATTGCATCCGCCGCACAAAAGGGATTTGGTCCGCTCATTTACGACATTGCAATGTCATGGGAGGGCGGACTCATACCTGATCGATTCAAGGTCAGCAGTCAAGCAAAGAACGTCTGGAAAATTTACTTTCAACGACCCGACATTGAAAAGAAAAAACTTGACAATGTCGATGACCCAGATACACCACCTGATGTTGATGATGCGATCGTTCATGAAAAACAAGCAAATCCTCAACTAGATTACGCATACTTCATGCGTAACGATCTTTCAACCAACAAGCTTGTTCAAAACCATTCTTTGTTTGAGTCTGAGCTTCTGAAAAGAGGAATGCAATTCATGAAAATTCAACGTATGTTCGATGATGCATCCGCGAATTTCTTTGATAAAAAATTCTTTACTTAGTACTCTGTGATTTTCACGGGATACTTGTTTCCCGCAATCTCAAAGCTTCTCAACGATTTCACGAACTCGTTCTCTGACGGGTGACAATCGACGAGCATCGCATCCACGATCAGATACAATGGCTTGATACGTTTTCCTTCGAATGACTTGATCATCTGATCGAATCCCAGCATCGCAACGTCGGCACCCGATGATTGGCTCCACGAATTCACGAACATCCTGTCGATCGGTACCTCGATCTCAACGAGACGTCCGAACTTGTTCGTGATGTGACCTTTTTCGTAGAACTCAGACTTTACGCGTTTCAGCAAGTTCTTGGTTTCAAAGTGATCCGTGATCACCGTCATGAACGTATCGATCGTCTCCATCGGAACATTGAGCAATTTCTGCAATGTATTCTTGCCCATTCCGTACAATTGAGCGATCACTGCTTGTTTGATCACGTTCTGCTCGCCCCGACCACCGAACAATTGTTCGTTCAGCTCACCGTATAAGTTGACGCTATTCGATGTCTTGCCTGCTTCGTGCAACATGACACGAGGTTCGAGACTTGCAAAATCGAGCTCGATTATCTTGCCACCCTCGAACCTCGATTCGAGCAGCGATTTACGATGTTCCTTCTTCAGGGTGAGTATCAGAGGACCTGATTCGACGGTCAACCGACCCGTTCTTGTTCCGAAACGATTGTAACGAATGTCGTTCGCGTATCCCGCGGCGATGGGTTTGAACGTCTTGTTCGCACCAACGTTGCCGTCACCCGACGTTATCAAGCGTTCGTACTCCGCAACGTTCAACTTCGCCTTTTTCAAGGCACCGAGCACACGATTGCCTGCAAGCCAGATGTTCTGGTGGTAATCAATGATCGATGGTTTTTCGTTGCTCTGAGACGGTCTGGAAGAATTCTGCAGGATTGATTTTAGGATACTTGATGCATCGTCAATGATTCTTCTCGAGAACTTCTCGTGTATTGCACGTGGCATGCACCAACGCCAGGGTGGCGTTTCTCCCGGAAGTACGAACGAACTTATCGCCCTAGCAAATGCCTCGGGCGGTGTCAAGTCGATCGTCGATCCGTTCAAACGAGCAATTGAGTCAAAGCATTTATCGATCAACTTCAACGAGCCGTTGAGGTACCAAGAATCATCGGGTACGTTGACAGACCACGAGTAGTTACCATCGCGGATGAGAAAATGCCTTGACGTTCCAAGAACGTTCTTGTCAATGCAAAGTGTAATGTTCAATAGGGTCAAGACCTAGTTGGTCCCTTAACGACGGTAGGGATGCGATGATTGTTTCACGACCGAACGGATGAACGCATGAAACGCCATCTTTCCATCTTTGGACGGTTGGCTTCGAAATTTGTAGGAACACTGCGATCTCGACGTCGGCAATATCCTTCGTCAGGGAAGAGAATCTGATACGAAATTCGTTCTCCGACATGAAGTACTTCATGTTAATTTCAACGCCTGTAACAGTATCCTTGTATTTTGCCTTTGATGCGTACCTTTCTAGCAAAGATTGTTCGGAACGATTCTTACCTTTGTAATGCAAGCAAAAGCAGATTCCGATCGCACAGAATAGCACGATCATGCACAAAAGAAATAGCATCATTTCCCCTCATTCCCACTCTTTTGGAACCTTGATTCCCCGTTCATAAAATGATCTTTGACACGTTTACGATCCATTTCGTCGCCATAAAAGTACTTCGAAACGAATGCAATGATAATGAGTGACCACCAAACAATCCAAGCAAGGAGAACGAGCCAGTTTTCTAGCGTTCCTTGCCATTGCCATTGAGGAAAAAGTTCATTCATAAAATTGGTCGGGGATGCTGGATTCGAACCAGCGATCTCTTGTCTCCAAAACAAGCGCGATACCAGGCTTCGCTAATCCCCGAAAAGGTTGGTGGTGGAAGTCGGATTTGAATCAACAAGGCATTACGCAATCGATTTACAGTCGACCCTCGCTGCAATTACGAGACTATTCCACCCTCATGTTAGTAGATTACTGGCAGAGAAACGTCGTGCCGCTCCAGGCTGACTTGACGAACGTCTTTGTCACCCCGTTGCAGGTACAACATTGACCTGTAACACTTACGCTACTGATCTTGGTGCATGCAACCGGACACGGAACGCCCGCATCAACATTCACCACGGGCGGTGGCTCAATCACGACGGGAGCCGGTTTACAAGCAACAATTGCGAGACACAAAATTAGGTACTTCATTTTATTCCTTAAAGAGAGAATTTTCATTCTACCACTTCGATTAATTACGTACACACCAAAAGTTGATTACTTTCGTTGGGCCAAGAGCGGTCAATGAAACGTTATCTTATATTTTGTCAAACATCGTATGAAGTTGCCGTTGTAAATTGGTTTAATGACAATAAAATTCAATTTGACTGGCAAATCAGATTTAAAATGCCTTCGGGACGCTCGTACATCGTTGACGCCTTGATTAAATCGGGAACTTTTGCAAATATTTACATTGAGATTAAAGGTTGGTGGCGGCATGAATCATCTCGTGAAAAATGGAAATGGTTTCAGGAAAATTACAAGAACTCTGAATTATGGGATCACGATAAATTGATACAACTTGGAATTCTCACTTAGGAATATCGAGGTTTTTAACAAAATTTAGTAGTGTATCGCTAGATTCATATTGACCATACGCATCGCTCCAGACCATATTCATTGTTGTTTCGAATCGACCGGGTGATAATGTATGAGTAATTCCCGTTATACCATACCTGTTGTCGAGCGAGGTTCCCGTGTTTACGTCGAGATACCACATCTGTGCATATCGAGCTAGTGGGCAACCCAACGAGGTTACTGTAACCGCGCCGGGAATGACTCGTAATGGTAGACCGTAAGTTCCACCTCCATTTGGTTGGGTTACTGCGGGACGCCCAGCTTTAGATGATAACATCTGTACAGAAGTCAACAGTGGATCTTGTTTCGATGCTATCGTGATGTTCGATATCGTCGAAGCATTTCCACCGTAAATGATCGTGGGTATCGTGAGACTCACCAAACGCTTGATAGTTTCGTACGATGCACCATCTTCTATTTGGACACCGAACCTTTGATCGGGTTTCAATCGTTGACCCGTTTGCAACAAAAGTTCTTGATCGAAGTTCCTGATCGATTTTTCAATGATCGACTTGAATTTCGTGTTCAGTTTCTCCTGTTGCTTCGAATTCTTGAATTCACGTTTGTCGGATTTCAGGATTGATCCTGCGAGTGGATAAGGATCTATCGTCTTGTCGAAGACGTGAACCCTAAGAACCTTCGTAAAATTGGAGTCGTTCGTCTTGCCCGACAATTCATTCAAGTTGCGTTCGAACGATTTCAACAGATCGCCCGAAGCAACGGAACTTAGAGCGACCTGCGTTGCTTCAACGTAGACGTCGATTGCAGGCATCTTGAATGGACCGTTCTTATCACCCTGTTGCGCTAAGGCTGTCTCGTAGTTATCTGATTGGTTCTTCCTGAGCTTCGCATCCTTCAATTTGGGGTCATACGGTTCGAAGTACGTGAAGAACCCGTATCCTGGTCCACGTACGTCCTGTAACTGCGAATCAATCACGAGCTTCAGGAACTCCTCCATCGTGATTCGATCCGTCTTCCGAGTTGCAATGTGATCCTTGAATTGATCGAGAAACACGCTCATGTCGATCGGAAATTCAGCGATGTTCGTGCTCGCAGCTTTTCCCGCAGATTCATTGAACGGGTAGAAAAACATTTGAAGCTCGTCAATGCTTGACATCGTGGCTACTGCGTTGGTCAAGAACGTGGTGAACAATTTACCGAATGACACGAGCTTTCTGAATTGCTTGTCGCTTCTGTTCTCCTTGTCACGAAACACCGTGTTGTTGTAACGAGTCGTGATCTCGGTGAAGGGATGTTTTTGAGCGTTCAGTTGCTCAGAACGTTTCTTGTCCTTTTCCTCGGTCAACAGGAACACGTCGACTCCCGAGCGGACCTCATCGAACAATTTCTTCACCGCAGCGTCGGCTCGATCATTGAAGCGTTGGTTGAATGCGAATTTCTTTTCCTTTGAACCTTCCGTTTCGTACAATTTTTGCAGAGCTTTCTTCAGTCCTTCCGCGGCTTCAACGTCGATCTTGTTTGATTCCTTGAGGAACGTCTTGTCGATTTTGGACAACAACGTTGCGACTTCCTTGGGATCGATGCTAGGAAATGATCCGAACGATCCAGCCTCAATGATTTGATACGCACGAATCTCCTTCAAGACACCGACTCCCTTGTCGAGGTTGAGCTTTTCTCTGTAACCTTGAATGTCGTCGGCAAGCTTTTGAATCTGCTTTTCGAGATCCTTGAATGAATTCTTGGTATCAGTCACACGAATGTCCTTAAGCTCCTGCACGCCTCTCGTGTAAAGCTGGAGGTTGACTTTCACTTGCCCAACCTGGTCGAACTCGTACGAGCTATTGACGATACCGTACGGTTCACGAACGAGTAATTTATTGTTGATGAAATTCGCGTAAGGATTGTTAGGTTCTATTGGGTGACGCCACCCGTACGTCACCCATACGGTCGTTTGTGCGTAGATCAATGGTTTGATCAAATCAGCGAGCTCGCTCAGCCTCGAACGATCATGAACTATCAATGTGAGGTTCGCAGTCTTGTAGGTCATCATTCCAAACGTCGGTCGTACCTCGACGGTAAAGCTTTCAACGGAAGCGAGCGGCCTGAAATGATCGAGAACGTTGACGTAGCGTGAGCCCTCAGCAACGGGAGAAGGATTCGTTAGCGTTTGCGGGGAGGTGAATAATTCCATACCACCGATCGTCATGTCTGATGGGAATTCTTTCGAACTATCAGTGTAGTCAGCACGTATCGTGTTACCTTCAACCATCATGTCGTTCGCAGTACCATCACTGAAATCACCAGCTTGACCCTTCGTGATGTTCTGAGCACCGAGCAGGAACTTTAGCAAGCTGGGGGCATTCAATCGTGAATTCTTGAGGAACGATCTATCGAATACGAAATCGGTTGATAAATAAGGAACGCATCTCGACATCACGAGACTTGGCATAAAGTTGAGAAAGATCTCAGCATCACGTGCTGCGATTGTCAAGGGGCTGATGAAGTTCTCATCGCTGCAGATGATCGAGACGCCCTTCTCGCTCTTCGTTCTAGCGAACGGATCCAACGATACGATCCGTTCGAACTCGTTGTTCGTGATCTTTGATTGCTTCAATTGATCATCAACGTCCTGGTACATCAGTTGCCAGTCAACGCCGTTCGTTGACACGTTACCAGCTGTTGAGTAGAAACGAATTGCACGATGGAAATCCTTCGCATCCTCGTCGTTCGCCTTCAAGAGGATCTCTTCGAGTTCTTTCTTCATCGTTGCGACGGTTGGTGTTCCTCCACCGTCACGATCAACCAGCAACTTCAGAAGCCTCTTGACAATGTTCGATCTATCACCGTCCTTGACACCGCCCGTGTTCTCAATGACCCCCGAGAGGTCCGCAGGAGAGAACATGGAGAATATATTCCTTAGATCAGAAAAATCAGCGCCCATCGTAGATTACTTATCTACCAATCAAGATGGTTCCCCCGCATCATACCTCATCGAAAAATACGATCTTGAGGCTTCGTTGAACACGTAATCTGGATCCGACATTTCAACGTTAGAAATGACAACCTTGTCGTTATCGAACAGTTCTTTTATAGAAGGAAAGTACTCTAGCGAGTACGCGTAATTAAGAACATGTGATTTGCTATCGTAGTACACGAACGAGTCATCTTCGGGGGATGGGGTAACTGGATCGCTGATATCATCAAGTTCCCTTGCATCAACGTCCGGTCTTTCTTTGTACTTTTTCCACACGTTCAAGGCTGATTTTGATACTTTGTCCCTGTCGGAAATCAATGCACCTTCGAACGCCATTGCAATGTCGTACATCAGGGGACCGTAACCTTTTTCAGCCGCGGAATTCGCAACCTCCTTCGCGCCCCAAGCTTTCCCTTCGGGATTTTTCACGGTTATTGTTCCAACGATCGAATCCTCAATCGGACCCACGAGATCAGCATCATCATGGCGATAATCTTCAAAGAATTCTCCAATCTTCTTCATGAATTCTTTCGTATCGTACAACGTGTAGACAACGAAGGTATCATCGATCGATCGATGCAGTGCTAAACCACGACGCTTCGCCTCGGGAACTGAGATCGCCGCCTCGAATAGTTTCTTCATGAATTGTACTTATTATGAAAGTACTTCATGAATGCTAAGTTGAATACTGCGTTCAAATCGTTCACGATGACATCCTTGAAGGTATTTTGATCATTATCGAATAGTGCTTGAATTGATGGAAAATCGCCCAACGCATAAGCATAGTTCAAGACGTCTTCGTCTTGACGAGGATCATCATCGTACGGTCCGGGACCGTAAGGTCCTTCTTCTGTACTTGAACCAAAGACGTATGAATCATCGAATTTTTGTGGTGTTTTAGGGTTCATGACATCATCAAGAGGCATCATTGCAATGTCGTACATCAAAGGACCGTAACCCTTTTCAGCCGCGGATGCTTGAACCTCTTTTGCACCGTACGCGGAAGCGCTGGGTTTCTTGAATTCAATGATTCCAACAATGGATTTCCTCAACCTTTGAGCGACACCCTCATCCGTATAACCTTCAGCTCTACCCGTTTTTTGCAGTGCTTTCTGCAATGGCTTCATCTCGTCTAAAAAAACACTTGGATCGTACAAAGTGTAACACTTTCGTGTACCCGATCCCGTAGAAATGTGCAACGCAAGATGACGTTTCTTTGCATCCGATGTCGAAGCTGCGACCTCTTGAATGAAATTACGTAAAATCTGTGTCACGAGAGTAATGCCGCGATGTCATTGATGTCGGGAACGTTGATGATCGTGCCAGGAGGAACTTGGAGCCCGTAACCGATCGAACTCGCCGCCGCCAAAATCCACCACGCACGACCGTCGCCGTATATTATTCCCGATAAAGTATCGAGCCGTTGTGCTTCCGTAAGCGTTAATTCACGTGTTTTGATCGTACCGTTCTTGATACCTGAACGAATGACGTTGATGGCTTCTGATGTGCCGTATTGCTCACCCAAACGAAGGATGGGACAACGATTGTAGCGACTGAACATTACGAAACCCTCAAAAGTAAATCATCGCCTGGTTTTGAAACACCTTTTTTTTGACGAATCAATGCGTGTTGGCGGCGCGCAGCTAACCGTAAATTTTCTTTATGAGATTCAGATTTGATTTTACCTTTTGCGGCAATTCTCATATTTTGTTTCGCGTTATCCGTAACAGGTTTAGAGATTCTTCTTTTGTTCGCAAGTGAAATTTTTTCCCTTGTTTCTTTTGAAGGAATATGTCCGGTCCTACCTTTCAATGATTGCGATATCAACTTACGAGTTTCAATTGGCATTGGGGCACGTTTTTTCGATGCAATACTCAATTTGATTCTAGTTTCATCTGAAACGGGCGGGCGATTTTTTGCTGAATTAGAAATGTTTAATCGTTGTTCAGAAGAAAACCTAAAACCTTTAGAATGAGTATTTCCCCATAAATGATCTTTGAAAGATTCAGGTTTTGGTTTACGCATTTTTCTCTTAGTTTCCTCGGAATGTTTTTTTTCCCAGCATTGGTTTTCGACCACTGACACCTTCACCGCCTAATGTCAAGTTACAAGCAAATGAACTTGAAAGAGGATCTTGATAGAAAGTATGAAATTCTTTGATCAGATCAATTTCCTTGTCAAAAGCTTCTTGTTCTGTTTCGGTTTCAAATACAATTTTTCTTACAATGCCATGTTTATTGCGAACATTTTTATGCTTCACATTTCGATTGAAATGTTTAATACGTTTTTGGTTACCTTTTCCAACATAGAAAACAATTCCCGAATCAGTTTCATCAGTATAAACAAAAAACATGTTATTTTCCTTCTTTCACAGAATCAGAATCCATTTTGTGCCAGCCCAGAGAATAAATAGGCGCACGATTGAACCCTTGAAAATCAATACCAGGAGAAATATCGTGAATAGGCGTGAATGAAAAATTCACTTTAAAAAATCGAGGAGCTCTTTGTCCGATATTTGTTTCCCATGTTACATTATCGTAGAAATCGAAGTCGAGATTGTCAATCTTTCCAGCAAGCCCCTGTCCACGAGTCTCCTGAAACGATCTAACCAAAGCGTTCTTATCGGGGTTCAGGAATTCAGATAGTTGTTGGACTGAATCAGAGATCTCTGAGTTGCTCGATAGGATCTGATCCTTGATCTCGTTCACGGTTCGAATCGTTGGAAGGAGATTATCTGAATGCACGTTGTACGATCCACCGATGACACGACGTGATGAGTTCTCGTTGTTGTCGTACTTCTTTTTAAGCGACGCTCGAATCCTCGACACGTCGTCGGAATTCATGCTGAATCGTGATAGCATCTCACCCGCCTCCATGATCGAAGGTTTCACGATAAGGTTTTTCGTTGTCTTGTCGTTACCGCTCGTGATCTTGAATTCAAAGAACTTGATGTCGTGCTTGTCAACCTGGAACGTCGGAGCGAATCCCGCACCTTGATTGATCCCACCGATGATCGGGATCGTTGGTAACGTTACGCGTGTTGCGCCTTCAGTTTGATTGCTGAGGTTGTCGGTTGACAATGCCCATGTGTAGTTCTCATTCTTGGTGGAGATCGCATCCTGCAATTTCTTTTTCAGCTCTTCCAGCAAACCTTCGAACTTGATCTTCGTTCCGTTGAGAACCATCTCGCCTGAATCGGCACCGAACAAACGTGAAAGTGCGAATCGTGAGTAGTTCGACCTGATGACGTCACCGATTCGCAAACGAACGAGCGGGCTCGCAGACATCAGCTGGCTGAATGGTTGAATGATCGTGTTTTGACCGTCTTGAGTCGTGAGCGTTCGACCCTTCGTGTACTGCGGGTACACCATCGATGTCAACTTGTTGACCTTGACCCACATATCGTTAAAGTCTTCCTCCGATGTCGATGCAATGTAAAAAACCGCATGATACCTTTCGAGTCGTGTTCTTGTAGACTTGTACGGGATCAACACGACCGAATCCTTCTGACGATTCCCAGTTGGGAGAATACGCATCGCTCAACGCGGTGATGAACGCATGGAATGATATGATCTCGTTCGTTCGAAGGTCGTGAAGGTAGAAAGGAACGTACTCAGCCTCAAGCTTTTTTTCCATCATCTTGACGGTCAGATCGTTCGGGTTCGTGCTATCGTAAGGAATCCTTGCGCCACGTTGCTGTATGTCGTTCGATGTGAGCATCTTGTAGAAAACACGAGCCTTATCGTGTTGCATCCCTAATCCCGTGTTCAATGCACCGATTCCGTTCATCGCAGTCAATCCAACTGCAGAATCTGGTAAGAGGTACATTGCTGGTGAACGATTGCTGCTCCACGCAAGCTTTAGTCCACCCGCAAGACGATTCTTGACGACGTTCCCCGAGAACGCATCGTCACTCTCAGAATCGATCCTGGATTTCTTTACGGGTTGCCCGGGTTCGTTGACGCTTTCGATCGAGTTCTCATCGTTCAGAAGTTGATCACCCAACGCGGCGAACACGTTCATCACCGATATGATCTTTGATGTTCGTATCTCGTCGATCACGCTAAGGATGCTTTGAGCGACCGAGATTGGATTTCCTCCGATGTTCTTGAATCGATCGATGATCAACGTACCTGACCTGATGATCGTACGAGCGACGACAACGTTGAATCCCGGACTTCTCGTTGAGTTGACGATCGTACCTCCCAATCGAGATACCAAGCTGCCGTCGTTGTTGACTCCGAAGAACGCTGCCATGCCTGAATCGACAGCTTTCTTGAATGGATTCACCGTTTGTCGAATTCCAAGCATCGATGCGATATCAAGCATGTCGCTTGGCGGGAATGCGTTCGGATCCGTACGTGGCATCACGGTTGAACGACCGAGCGTGAAACTATCTGATGAAGTCTTACCCAATGTCTTTGGTCCAACGTTGATGAGGTTGATGATGAAATCGAGGCCCTCGTAGATCAAAAACACACCCGATGTCAACGCAACAGATAGAGCGATCATGCCGATTGAATTGATTCCAGAAAACTGATCATTGATGTTGTTCAATGACCCCCAAGATCCTCCGGGTGCGATCGAAGTGATGTTCGATTCAGTGATCTCGTTCTTTGTCAATTTTTCAAGCACATCGTTCGCTTCAAGAACCGATTGGTTGATCCTTGACAATGCGAGTTGATTCGGGCTTGGCAACAACGTCTTTGCTTCCGAACCGAACGATGTCGGGTCATTTCCCGAATCCGTCGATCCAATCTCACCTGACGCCCTAATTGACAACGATGAACCCACCTTCGCAAGTTGGTTCGCGGTCATGTCACCGAAATCGGGGTGCGTGAACGTCGCATTGTACTTTGCGTTCGGGCGAACGGGTAACCTACGCTCATCATCCGTCGTCGTTATTCTTCCTTGGATGAATCCATTCTTCATGCCCAACGAAGCAGCGTCGAACCTATTGTTGGATAACGTCGATCGAATGTACGTGCTCGTCGATTCGGGAGCCTTCAAGAGAAGATCGTTCCCGTCCGGAGCATCATCAGAACTTTTGCCCTTTTTAAGATCCAGATTGACCTTGGGATCCGTCAACGTTTGAGGTGAACCTCTGAGATCGGGTTGTTGGGAGACGTTCGGAAGCTCCGAAACGAACTTGTTCGTGTTCGAATCACTCATTCCCGCCGGAAATCCATTCTCGTCGGTCAAGGATGAATCAACGATGGTTGGATTGATTGGATACCGATTGACGTTGGAAAGTGACCCGAGGTACCGCCCGAGTGTCACCTTCACATCATTGCCGATGTCCTTCTTGGTCTTATCGACGTTGATGTCACCGTGATCGATTTTACGAGCAGTATCACCATTCTCACCTTCTGGAACGTTGGCGAACGTGATGTTTTTGTTTTCGATGTCAAAGCCACCGTTGCCCGTGTTAGTTCCCATTGAAAATAACTATGAATGTTATAAGAACGATTCACCGATCATTGTCTTGATGAATTTTCGTAGTTCATTTAAACCTCGACCTTTTATTTCTGAGCCACCCAAATCGACGAGAACTAGATCGTTTCCTCGTAACATCAGATTCTCAACGTTGATGTCATTGTGACCCGAAATTCCTGCTTGATTCAATTGTTGAATTATTGGCAGAATTTCCGTTTTTATGATTCCCAGCGCTTCGACTTCTGATTCGACATCTGGATCGACCTCATTGTCAAGAATTCTGAACATTAACAATGACCATTCACCGTTCGTATAATGATCCAATTCCTCAAGAGCGTTTTCAATCCTTTGAGCTCGTAATCCAGTCAATGGTGATAAACGTTCCTTGACAATTGCATCGTAATCATCCAAACGAAAAACATCTTGAACGTTGACAATATTTTTGAAATTTTTGTTCAAAAGCAGTTTGCATGCCCTTGCCTCCGAAGCATCCGTCGTGATTTTTAAAATTCGTGGTACGTCATGAAATGTACAAAAGTAAGCAAACCCCGTTGAACCTTCACCTGCTATTCCCGTAACATTACACCCTCGATCGTTAAGAAAATCTTCGAATTCTGATACAGTGTCATCTATTTCGCTCATTGTCTTGTCGCCACTAGTTTACGTAGCTCTTCTTTTACCTCATCAGTGATAGAAATCAGAGGTTGAAGTGATTCTGAAATCTTCTCAGCGACGGACAAGGCGATAGCTTCGACTTTTTTCTTTCTTCGGGGTCAGTAATGTCATCAATCGATTTCAGGAATCGTTCGTTCTCCATGATCGACTTGATGAGTTCTTCTTTGGTTTTCATATGTTCATAGCTTGTCAATCGTGAATCTAGCGCCAAAATGAATGTTGTGAGGTATTTATCAAGCGAGAACCATTCGTGATCATCGTTCTCCCAATTCAATTGTGGAACGAACGAATGTCTCGTTTCTTTCGCCACGTTATACACGTAAGTTCTGTAAGCAAAGTTCTTGTCTCTGAACGTTGTTATGGTGATCAATTGAGTTGTGGCGGGGAGTGAACCCATCTCTTCTATTGTTTCACGCTTCGCACTTTTCAACCAGCGCTCGTTCGATGGATCTTGTGATGCAACATTGTTGTTCTTCATTCCTTCTTCGTCGGTTGCCCCGCCGGCAATTCCCCAAGTTCCGGGTTGCATGACTTCTTGACTACGTTTCAGTAGAAGAACTTCATTTGTTTCCTTGCAAACGTACATGATTCCGGAAGCTTTGCTTCCCCAATATACCGCTTCAACGATCAAACTGATGTACGAGCGTAACAACGACATTGTTTTACCTATCACGAACTGCTTGATGAGTTGATGCCAATCTGTTCACCAACCTTATCACTGATCGTCGAGGCGCCTCTATCTGAAGGTCGTTCAGTCGCGAAGTTCAGACGATCACGAATGATCGATGATGCCCTCATGATCAACGCTTTTTCCATGTCTTCGGCATTCATGGAGACCTGAAGGTTGACCGTGATGTTGACGGGTTTCGTTTGGATCGTGTACTGAGCCTTGGAACCGAGACCCACGTTCGCCGCGACCTGTTGCAACTTCGTCTTCACGTTGATCGTGTTTAGTCTCCCATCAGAAAGAGCTTCGTCCATCTTATTTACCTGGTCGATCATTTCTTGGATTGCCTTGAGAGCGGGAGCAAGACCAGCTTGTTTGATTTCTTTGACGGCACCATTCAATTCGGACGCAAATCCTTTGAACACGTTCATTGAACTCGCTGCGTTCTTGATGCTATCGGTGACCGTTCCGAACGTTTCGATTGATTTCGACAATGCGACACCTTGCTCGGGGGAGACGATGTCGAAAGAGATATTCGCAAATTTGGCCTTGATTCCATCGATGGTTTTTTGTAGATCAAAATCCTTGCTCGTTAATTTTTTACCCAAGCTTTCAAGATCGATTATCTTTGACTTAGCCTCGTCGAGAGTGGTGGGTGATATAAAACTATCGGCTGAAACGACCGCTTTCGTCGCCGTCGATTTGTTTTCAAGCGTAATTTTCTTTGCTTGTTCCATTCGATCATTGATGCGATGCAATTCTTCTTCTAGATCACCGATCTGAGCGTTATTTTGAGCTCTCATGTTCGGTGCATCGGACACGAGAGTTGCCACACCTCCAAGCAAATCTTGCGTGAATCCCGATACACCTTCTTGACTTTCCTTCAATTCCTTGATGGCACTTTTTATCGCGTCGGCTTGTCCCTGAAGAGCGTTAACGCTCTTGTTCTTACCTCCCGATTGAGCAAGAGCTATTGCACCGTGATTTTGGGCATCTGCGCTCTTTTTAAATGATTCATCAATGATCTCTTTGCCTTTCATTCCGATGTATGCGACCGCAGCGAGACCGACAGCACCACCCAGAACGTTACCGACACCCGATGCTCCGAGTTTCAGTGCGAACGAATTCGCCATCGTAGCCGCGGATGCAATGAGCGGGACGGATGCCATCTTAGCGAACAACGAACCAGCCGCGGTTGATGCTTTTGACAACCCGCCAGATACCGCGTTAGATACAGCAGATGCACCAGCTGACCCACCACTACCGAATATCTTACCCAAGTAACCCATTGCAGCTGAAGTTCCAGCTTTCACTGCTGCAGAAGATGCGAACGATTCAAGCGTCGTCTTTACTATGAAGCTCGTGAACGCTGCGAGACCAGCTCTTGCAATCGCGGGACCGAACATCATTGCCACGGCAACCTTACCCGCGGAGATCAGTGCGGTCGAGATTGGAGGCTCTTGAACCGCTTGCTTCAACTTATCAAAAAGGACGATTAACAAGCCTTTCAGCGCGGGCCAGATGACACTTCCAGCATCCTTCAACGAACCTGCAGTTTGCATGACAAGGTCGGTGAAGAATCCGAACTCTTGGCCTTGACCTTTGATGTTCTTCATGAACGCCTTCGGATCATGAATGAACTCAGTCAACGTTGACAACGTCTTTGCAATGCTCTTCGCGAGCAGGGGAATAGAATCATTAACGATCTTGACAACGAACTTGAATATGTCCTTGAACCCATCGTAGATCTTCATTGCAACGGGGCCCTGAGCGTTGAAGAACTTCATGAACTGATCCTTGATTCCCGCCAACGCCTCAGTCAACCCTTTTTGACCGGTGAAATAATCCTTAATCGCATCGGAAACGCTTTGTGCGACGGCTCGGAATTTCTTTGGATCAAAGAATTCACGCAATCCTGATAAGAACTTACCCAAACCTGGCATGATCTTTGGTAGTTGTCTACCCAGGTCAACACCGACGTAGTAGACCTGTTGCAACCCGTTCTTGATGTTGGAAATGATCTTGATGAAATCCTTTGAAGACTGGAATCCTCGACTCACACCCTTGACGAACATGTCAAAGTAACTACCTGTTTGATCCTGCAACTTGACCATGCGTTCAATTGAATCAGCAAGCTTACCCATCGCTTCAGCTTGGGTGAGTTGTTTCTTCTCAGCGACATCGCTCTTCTTCTTGATCTGGTCAAGTTCGACACCTTGATTCTTCAATGAGAATGCTTGCTTTGCGGTTGCCTCATCGAGACCCGTGGTCGATGCCAAGAGGTGCAATTGTTGACGATTGAAATTCGCCACGTCAACGCCCGCTCTTGCGAACGATTTCTTCAGCATGTCCATCTGTTCGGCAGGACTTTGTGCTTCCATCAATTTGAAGGCATCGATCGTGATACCAAACGATTGCGTTAATTTTGCCGCTGATTCTGCAGCGGAGTCGAAAGTTTCGAATTGATCAAGCGTCCCCGTGATCTTGTCGAGTTCAAGACCCAACTTACGTGCGTAGACGGAAGCTTGCCCGATCTCCTTGACCGACAATTGAGCGAAGTGCTTCATGTCGTCGAAGGCCTTCCCCATGTCTTTACCGATCACCTTTTGGGATATACCAAAAGCATCGCCAAGTGCAAGAGTCTGTTTCGTCGTGTCAAGAAGGAACTTGCTCATCGGTTTACCGACTGAGATCGCCCTTTGAGCAAGGGATTTCATCGTATCGGCCGTTAAACCGAGACCCTTTTGAAATCCGAGCAAGGCGCCTCCATTATCTTCCCATTCCTTGCGTGTGGAATCAAACGTCGCTCCCATCGCTTCCGCGTTTTCTTTCAGGAACGTTAGACGTTGAGCGACGTCTCCGAACACCCTCCATGCTGATAGACCCGTGTCGGAGAATCCCTTCAAGTCCCTTGATAGACCCGTCAATGCCAGGGACGTGGGACCCTTTAGATCGCCGAATTCTTTTCTCAGATCTTCAATTGCTTGTGCAAATTCGCCCCAGTTCGCTGATGCGGACGCGGCGAGGTCAACGAGACCCGTGAATATCTTCAATGGAATGGATGCAATTGCAAGACCAACGTTGAAAACGGTGCTCGATAATTCAGTCAACACGCCGATGAACGATTTTGACACAGCGACGACATTGTCAAAGCCTTGCTTGAATCCACTGATCGCCGCTGCAGCGATGAAGATCGCTTTTGGAAATTTACCCCGGAAGAACTTTTCAAGACCCGACATGTTGTCGTTGAAACCTTTTCCGGATTTCTTCGCATTGTCAATCATTTCACTGATCTGATCAAAGTTGGATCCCGCGGTTCCAGCGTTCTTCAGGTTCTTTGAACTATCCTTGATGCGATCATTGAACGCTTTCACCGAATCATCGGCGACACTTGCACCCTTCGCAGCTTTACCCATCGCGTCGGCCGACGTCGAAGCAATGTCTCCTAAACTATCGGCAAGACCCTTTACACGTGCTGTGAGTGTGGCGATCTCAGCGTTCGCCTTCTTGACATCAAGGGCATTCAACGCTTCGGTGATCTTTTCAATGTACTGCGACTGGTTAGCGTACGATTGCTCGATCCGAGTCATGGTCATCGCCATGCGCTCGATCACGCTGTTCATCTTTTGTGTTATTGAGAGCTGATCCTCAAGATTCTCTTTGGAAGTAGCCACGTCATAAGTAAGCGTTCGTTAGCTTTAAGCACCGTAATCCAACAAAACGATTCGCCCATCTGGGGCTTTACCCCACTGACGAGATTGAGCAACGTCAACGAATGTCTGTGATCGCCAATTGAAAACGAATTCAACGAACCTTTGAAGGACGTCATCATGCGTACCCGATGAAAAATGATCGATCCACATTTTGGTCGCAGGTGAATTGGGAGATTCAGTTCTCGCGCCGTCCAAAGCACTTTTTTGACGTTGAGAAACCATCGTCGTCATGAAGTTGTACATTGAACGTCGTTTGATCCCCAAGAAATCCTCGACCTCATCGAGCGACTCGCACGGATTCACGAGCTCCGTAACAATCCATTCGTAATTTGGTTCATGTTCAAAAACTTTCGTGATGAACTCCGATTTCGCAGAATCAAGTTCACATTCATTTTGAATGCGACCGAATTGGTGTGCTGCAATCTTCAACGCGCGCTTTGATGACAACGCGAACACCTTTCTTGAACTACCTTCACCGATGAATTGTAAACGAGAAGATGCGTATTCAAGTCGTTGTTGTTCGGTGGTGAATGATTTGAATTCGCTCCAGTCGAACGGTAATCTTTTGTTCTTGTTTCGAACCTCGTTCAATACGAGTTTGACGAATTCACGTAACATTTTACTCACGTGAATCCAAATCTGCCTTCATTGCGTAGTAAAAGTCATCACCTTTGCCTTTACCCGTGTTTAGACGATCAATCGCAGCTTGACCCTTTTCGCCAACGTACACCTTACGCGTCTCTTCGTTGTACCCGTAATCGAGCAACACGATTCTCTGATCAGTCGTGACTCCCCAATGTTCAAGAGGTACTAAATCTTGATCCAACAAGCCGATCTCACGAAAATGAATGATGGCATTCACGAACGATTGAAACTTTTCAACATTCTCGGGAAGGGCGTAAAATTCTATCTTTGCCCATGATCTTTTGCCAACATTATCAACGTATTGAATGACATTGTTCATGTTCATTCGAGATACGAGGCCCGTCAATCGACAAAATTCTTCCTTGTTCTTCACCGGACGAACGAGCTCGCTGATCAACCAGATGTTTCGTGGTTCGGATTCATAGACACGAGCAACGTACTGCTTGAACTCTTGTGACATCGAATCGTACAACGTGCGTTCCGCCTTGTTCTGAGCACGACCAATGTCATCACGTTTGAACGAACCACCCACAACCTTGAGAACCTTTCGAGACGACAAAAGGTACACAGTGCGTGATGAACCTTTACCCATTTCTTGGAGGCCCGTCATTCGGCAGTAAGATTGAACTTCTGCAGCGTCTTCGCAATCACGAAGTGTTTTGATTCGAAAGAGTTCGTTTCGAAGACGCTCGTTCAACGATAGACGAACGAATTCACGGATCATAAAGGAAACTTCACACCGAATGTTCTTTCGAACCTCTCAGCGTCCATGTTCTTGACGTTCAGGTGGGTCATCACGCTGTTCACCGTTGCGCCAGGTTTTGCTAGCTCCTCCTGAAATTTTCTGCTCGACATCATCGCATTCGCAACGGCCTCTATCTCGTCCTTCGTGCCCCTGAGCTTGACGTTCGTGGCTTTTCCAACCGCCCATGCTGCAAGCGATCCTAAAAAGAGTTTTCCGAGGAGATTAAGATGCACAGCTTAATTATCTTCCTTTCGTAACAAGAGAAAACCCATGCTCTTTATCAAGACGTTCGTGTACTTCATTGTCCAGGAGAATTTGGACATGTTTTTAAGATTGATTAGCGTGATACCACTTTCACTTTTTTCGATCACGAGTAAATCATTCCCCCGATTAAGATCAAATACAAGCAAATCACCTGGCAAAAGATCTTCAATTCGTGTCGACGAAATCGATAAATTCCTATAACGAACCTGTTCGGGCGTAGGGTAGGGGTACATCACGATCACGTACATATCGGAATCAATTTCCAGCCACATCGATCTATGTCAAGAAATTCGTTCGCTGCAAGTTGCCAAGTAAGGTAGGTGATTTCACGAGTGATCAACGTGATCTTCGTTTCGTCAACACTGATGACGAGCAGAGTTTCATTTTCGTGCTCGGGATGATCGGAATCTTGATCGATCAAAAAATCGCCCGGAACCAATTCACCGATGAGCGTTTTTAAATTTCCGGATGTTGACATTTGCACGTCCAGGACTTGCATGCGAGTTCAAGAGAAGATGCAGTGATCTTTGGAATTGACATGGAATCAGAATCAATCCCATCAGTCGAATGTTCATTGGTTCTTCCAAGAACGTGACCAATTTCATGCATCATTACCACTCGTACCGTAGATTGAATCAGTTCACTTTTGATTCGAATGATTGCGTTATCCCAAGTCCCCGTCGTCTGTCCCAATCGAGTACCCGTCATGTTCGTACGATCGCCGTATTGAACAACGTGTTCGCCTTCACCCACAACGAGATTCGTACAAGTTGCAACGCTCCAACGTTGAAGAACGATCGGTAATTGAGCCGTGAGGTACCCGTAAGGATCGGGACCTACAATTGAAAACGACATCGTAGGAACGATCTTAACTGATCCCGCATCGTGCCCAGCATCAATCGGTGGGACGATTTCAACAACACTTGCGTCATCAATAAAAAAGTGAAGTGCTGCGTCATCGATTCCAGCATCCAGACACGTACCTGCATCATCAACGGGTATTTTCGAGTCAACTAGAACAATCCCAACGGAAGAATCAACGATGATCGTACCACCGTCAATAATGGGTGGTTCGTTGATCAACTGAGTTACATCTTGACCGTTGCATGCAATTAACGAGATGCATGCAAACAAAGACAACTTCATAATCTATCATACTATGAAAGTGAAAAAAGAACAATTTATGTGATTCGAGAAATTAACGCATCAATGTTCAAGTATTCATCGCAAATGACACGAATTAGCCTCATATTTCGTGCTTTGAACCATTCATTTTGTCGTTGGTCGATCAACATTTTTCCATGAATGGACTTGTCTTGTTTTGATTTGAACTCAGCAACTTCGTTCAAATCTCGCAACGTTCCATCACTTTTATAACCATGCCAGTAACTGTCGTATTGAACGTATGTGTCAATTGATTTGACATGAAAGTCTATGAACCAGTGATCGTTGATCTGGACTTGACGTTCAACATCGTTTTCACCAAAATGATCGATCAAGATTGAGTGAATGATTTCTTCGGGTTTTGATGTTTTGAACGAATTGTTTAATTTCATTGTCTCAAATTTTTTCGTGTTTCTTTTTACCCAATCAACTTTTTTGAATGAATCGCGACATCTTTGTTCAATTTCTGGATCATTGTATCGTTTTTTGCATTGTTTCGTTCCTAAAAACGAAATTTTTCCGTAACGTTTTAAACAAGTTTTTTGACGATTTTCAATTGAAATTCGTGATTGACCTGTAGTTTCTACTCCGTATTTTTGTAAACATGTTATACGAGATTTTTTTAAACACTCACTTGAACTTAATGGCGAAGTCGTTCCGTACTTTGCTAAACAAGTTGCTTCTTTCTTTGAGCGTAAAATTCCACCTTTAGCCGAAAGTCTAAAACACTCTCTTTTACAGAAATGTAATTTTCCTTGGCGTTTTAAACCGCTTTCGAATTTAGTTGAACATTCATCACAACTAAAAACGTTAATAGATTTGTACCATTGACGACCTAATCTATCAATTTTTGAAGGAATTTTTTTCGTTTCAACGAACATTACGTAAATCTTCGTAACCTTGAAGGTTGTTGATTTCTTTGCATTCCCATTAACTCACGAGTTTGAGGATCATTTGTATGAACAGCACGATTCGGAGGGGGATCGTTTGAATCTTTGCCTTTAATTTCTCGTATGATTCTATCAACAAACCAACGACGAAATGGAACGGGAAGATTATACGCTTCGGCGTAAGTAAATCCCCCGTAATATAGCAATACGAAAATTGGTTCTAAAAAGAGTAAAGCCTTATCTTCAGGTCTCAGGCCAAAAAAACGTTGACCCGAGAGGGATGATCACTTCCTCGACGTGCCCACATGCTTCGCACTTCGTATCCTGCTTCATGTCAATGCCAGGTTCATTGTCCTTCATGTACTTACGAAGCGCCCGGCTGTCAAGAGCGGGCATCATGCTGACGAACTTGATGATACGAGATCGATCGTCATCACCATCGATCGATACGATCGCTTGAGCGAGGTTCGACGTGACGAGCGTATCGAGCTGTGACTTGAAGTTCTTCTTCATTCGTTCAGCCGTGACGGTGATCTCGTTCTTTGTCCTTCCGGTGAGGAACCTGAATCGAACCAGACGTTTTGAAACGGGGAGCTTCATCTCGAACAGATTCTCTCCCGTCACGACCGGTTCAAGCGTCAGGCCCTTGATTCCCAGATTGGCGAGGTTGAATTGACGATCGGTCTGTTCACCGCATTCTTCACACTTGATTTGCGTGTCGTAATCAGTTCCGTAACCAACGGCACGAACCGCGATCATCAGTGCGTTCATGTCGCCCATCAGCAATGAATCAACATCGACTGATTTGTTACACAGACATGACTTGATCAATTCGGAGATCACGGTGCCGTTCTTTAGCAACGCAGATGACGTGAGGATGTCCTCCTCACGTGCGGTCATCGCAGTGATATCGACGGTCTCAACGAGGTGGAAAGGATGATCGGGCGGATACACCTTTCCTTTTGACGGAAGTGAGACCGCGGATACAGGGACAACGTCTACCTGCAACTGAACCTTCGGCAAGGTTGTTGTTTGCTGCGGTGTCTCCGAAAATACCTTGTTTGAGGACGATCTATCATCTGGCATGCTCATATTGTATGAACAATGCCACGAATGTTAACCGTTTACACTACATGTTGATGATGACTCTGCCACATTCTGGCAGAGGTGCGATGTTGTCCTACCGAACGTTACATCGAAGTTGGAATTCACCTGGCGAAAGTTATGATCGCACTTGTGCTCCTTTACAGTACGAACGAGCTTGACAACACAAATCGTTACGACAACAACCAACACCGTTACAGCTAGAATGGTGAAAGCCATGTACGATGATCATGTAATCAGTGGATGAACACACGATCTTGTCCTCACCACCGTCCAATCAGATTTTTGTGAAAGTTGCGACCTGGTCATGTCGTAATCAACTTGAAACATTTTTCCAGGTTTCAGTTTCAGGTGAGCCGTACATACCATGAACACGACGCTCGTAATGTCCTGATTTCTGATACGTGACACGATCACGTAATACACGAGCTTGTTGTCATTCTTGAATAACATGTCACCCGGTAACAACGTTGTCCATTGTCCGTCCCAATCGTTGGTGATCATAGATAAAAAAGTAAGAAGTCCGACCCACCGAACAATAATTTCTCAAATTAAGATGTGCTCCACACCACGTACACATCGATGTCGGGAGGAAGAAGATCACGAACCTGCTGCGGAAGTTTGTTAATGCGTTCCTCTGCAATCGCTTTCTGCGATTCATTCGGTGTGAACATCAAGCTCGACAATTTCACGTTCTCGCCGCATTCATCAAATGAACCAAGTTCAAAACCGATCCAACCCGCCTGAACGTATCCACGACCCGTGTATGCCGTGTCAAAGAAATCACCTGATTCGAACAGGAACTCGAGAAGATCGTTGCCATCGACAATATTATTGTCTGAAATCCATTCCTTGTCGATCGATGCGATGTCGATGTTCTTGACGCTCGTTTCAAAATATTCAGAATTCGGTAATCCGTAGATTACCTTGGCAATCGCGTATGTCATGATGAACGATAACACATGTACGATGTCAAAACACCAATAATTACGTTCGTTCGTGCACGGCGAGTGCAATGCTCTCGCAGACACGACGTTGAATCTTAACGACGATGCTGGTATCCATCAATCCAAGCTTTCGTAATTCATCGATCGTCAATCTCGAAATGGCACCGACCGATACAAGGTGATCAACCAGCACCTCGGTTCGTTCTATCGACAGGGCGGCAACGGCGGACAGGTCACCGAGGAACATCGTGTCACGTCGATCCAGCGCGTTGATCATGTGCTTCATCGCCATTCTGCTCGAGGGATCGTCGCACTTTGATGTGCAAGATGACCCTGACGGTGCTGAATTTCTCGTCTTAAAGTGATCAAAATCGTCCAGGAGGTCAAACAGCGGCATCGTGATCTGTAAATATCGATCACCTCGGTGCATTGCAAAACTTTTGAGCTCGTTCGTGGTGATGAACCTCATTTCATGACCTTGACCGTGGCAGTGTCGTAATCGACGTACGAGACGATCTGTCGGTGGCGCCTTCTAAGGAATGTCGCCTCTGTCAAATGCGGTTCAATCCTTGACACGGAGATCACGAGGTACGGGCCGTCACCGTGGATCATCGTCATTCCAGGCAGCTGGATCATCGTCATTCCAGGCAGCAGGCACCGCCAAGCAATCCTGGTTGTAAACCTATCGAAGTTCATAAAAACACACAGCATCGTATGCCTCGTCCTGTGCCTGTCGTTGAAGCGCTCGCTGCAACCCGTCATTTTCGTCTCATCCCGGATACTACGTGGCTGCAATGCGTTTTGTCGCACTTCGTGATGCGATGTTACGCATCACTGTGCGGGGGTTGCAAAGCACATCCGTGCTTTGCACGGGTGGATCCCACTGTGTGACCCATTCACTCTCGCGGCACGGACGCACATAGCACACTCACCAGGGCGCTCGCATCGAATGCACTCTTGTCCCTCGTAGCAACAAAAAGAATCGTGTGTCACCGTAAGTCAAGAGCTTTCGAAATTGGGTTCGGTCCAGGACTCAGTCTTTCCTCTGTTCCTCACGAATTGCTGCGGCTTTCTCCAACATGAGTTGACTTTGTTGCGTTTTTAATTAACAGTGCTCCGGCGCTCACGCTTCGTTTTCTCTCACTTCCGTTTAAAATTCACCGTCGAGGGGGGCTGCGAAGAATGCCAGCGTCATTCCGCTCATGATCAGATCGTTCGTCGCCAGCATGAGTTGCTCGCTGCGACTCGCAACCAAGCGAGTCAGTTCATTCTATCACGTTGAGAGGGCTTGAACACTCGAAAAGACCGGTCGGAACGACTTGCGAGACTACAGTGACTCAGGCGCTCAGAGACTTTCGCTCGCCGCAATAGTCTCCAGACTTCAGCGGGCACCTTGCGGTGTGTGGAGACTTCGACAGAACGTCTCCGTCTCTCAGTCGTAGAACGATCTACGGGCCTTCTTTTCGAGCTCATCGACCTTCGATACCAGTGAGTTGACGAGCTCTTGCAATGCTGTGACCTGATCCTGCAGAGATGCAGGAGGATCGACGTATTCACCACCGGGAGGGTGAGGATTCTTTTTTGTCTACGCTTGATTCATGATTGATCCTAACATATTCATGGCGAAAGAACACTCATTCATGAGTCGAGTCGACGCTTCATTTCTGAGTGACTGGAACGCCAGCAAAATCTTCTGCGACGTTTTCGGACGGCGGAACACATTTTCCTAACGAATCGTCTGCATTCGTTCCTCATTCCGCCTGAGAAGATGCGTGTGCATGCGAGTCGACGTCGATGCGCCCGTACTCTTTTTCCGCTTTCCAGCAGTGTTTCAAGTCCGAACTGCGCATGCTCGCGTGCCAATGTCGCGAGCCTCGGCCGACGTTTACGGTTGCGGTCGGTCGCGTGGGGCAACCCGCCCCCTTGTTCATTGTTTCACACTGAAACACGATTGGGTTCAACAGACAGTAAGGCGTGCGTCGACGTCGACGCATGCGGGTGTGACAACGTGTACGCCAGGCGACACGCTATTGCGACGCGGTTGCACGGCCGCGGTTACACTTCCGATGTAAGCTTCGCAATCCGAGATTGTTCAGCAATCGAGGCTACGATCAACGATCGTGTCGTTCGGAAGGTCGACGAGCATAGCGAATGCCTTGAGGATTCGTTCCTTCGAAGGCTTGAACGTCTCGCCCCAAGCCGGTCGCTCGTAACGTGCCGTGACGCACCCATGATCATCACGGAGCTCGAACGTGTCGTAGTTGGTTGAATGATCGACGTTGAATGAGTACTTCATGATCTTATCCTAACACGTTTTGTTGGTGAAAACACGTTAAAGAGGACGCTGTTCGGTGGTGACCAGAACGTGCAGTCCTTGGTTGACGGGCTCGTGACCTTCGAGCGTGAGTTCGTTCTCAGAAAAGTACGACTTCGCTATCTCCCACGCTGCAGTCGCATCACGTTCGATGACGACCATCGTTCCTGCTGACGAGCGTGAGGACCAGGTGAAGGTGTAGAGGAACATTAGAGAATCCCATGTTGAGAATGTTTAGCAAGCAACTCACGCTTGGCGGCAACGCATGATTCGAACATCTCCTTCGAGATGACAACAAAATCGAGTCCGTTGTTCCCCGGATCACGACCATGAACGTCCTTGATCAATTTCTTCAATGCACGTTCGTTCTTAGCTTCGATGAAACACACGATCGTTCCCAGATTCAGCCTTAGGTTCACCTTGAAGTACATGATCTAAGTGTATCAGGAATCGTGGAGGAAAACACAAACGATTTCACTTCGTTCCGTCTTGGAAATGACAATCGGGAGATCGGACCCATTCCAACCTCCCGACCACCATTGTTTACCCAGGATCTATTTTGGTAGGCGTGATAAGTCTATCGTACTCCTTATGACACCGACGTATCAATGTCTCGCCAAGCACTGCACGTGCGTGTTGGTACGCTTCGCTCGATCGAACGATACGATGCGTGAATCTATCAGCAACGTCACCCTCGTCCCTTCGATACCGACGACCATTCGAGGTTTCACAATGGAACCATCGGGCTCCAGGCTCATGTCCTGCATCAGGATGTCCCCGGGTGAAACATCTTCCCAGTGCATGAATTGCTTTTTCATTGTTCCTTCACTCCCACGATCACCGCGATCATTTCAAGTCTCTTCAGCATCTCCAGGAACATTCCCGGATGATCCATCTTTGCTAGGTCCATCGCAAGCATCGCTCTCGGGTGCGAGTGCAATCGCGTCTCCATGAGGGCGTCGATGATGAACAGACCTTCGAGTTGGTCTGCTCTTTTTTTCCATTTCACCTTTGCTTCCATGTTGGCGGCCGGCCAGGGTTCCTTGTTGGTGTACGTGCCGAGCCTTATCTTATCGCGTACGCTGAATCGATCAACTCGAGGCAGGTAGCGCAGTCGGGTGTGATCCCGTTCGTCAATCGACTTCTCTTCATTCCCTCCTTGAGTGTGAGAACCTCTTGAAGGTTCCAAAGGTTCACCGTGTATTCCCTTGTATTCCGTCATACCACTTCCTTTCTCCCGACGTGATGAATGTGACATTATTTACCAGGTATGTGACATTTTTGTGTTTCGAACTCAAATCATGTGATAAGGTTAATTTGTACGAACATGCAAACATGTTCTTAACGCTGGATCGCATTTGAAAGTGTTCAAATGCGAAGGTTCTTAACAAAG